ATTCAGATAACATAGAAGTCAATTCAGCTTCAGCATCGATCGAGTGGTATGCATTTAAATCTTGAGCGAACTCTGGAGACCAAATAGCTTTTAATTTTCTTGTTTTAGCAACAATAGATTCTGATTTCAACTCTACGTTGATTTCTGGAATATTGATGTCAGTACCGTTACCTACAGTATCTTCAAAGTCACCTCTTCCGTTAGAAGTTGGCTGAGTTGAATAAATAAGATGAGCAGCAGTTGCAGTTAATGCTACAGATCCAGAAACAATGAATGAAATTGTAGTTCCAGCTTGAGAAGTACTAATTGTCGTAAATTGTGGGAAGTAAGCAGAGATACCTGATCCTGTGATAGCATAAGCTCTAACTGCATTTAAATCTGGATTAGTTAATTGAGCAGAACTAATTGTGATTTTTTTGAATGCTGTTGAACCTGAATAAGCATTGATGAATTTTGTATCATAGTTAAATGAATCATCATCTGAACCTAAACCTGGAATTACAGAAGCAATAGATGAAGAAGCAGCACCTGGAGTTACAGAAGCAGATACATAAGTATTAACTTTTGAATCATTGATAGCATATCCAAATCTACCTGCACCATATAAACCACCTGTTGGGTCACCTGCTGTATTAGTTACACCGAATACAGAGTTATTTTGGTATCCTGAATCTGGAGTTGATAAACCACCTGCAGCATTGTTAGTAGTTGTAAAACCACCTTGAGCAGTACCGTATTTGAAATCCATATAGAACACAAGTCCTGATGGTAAATTCATTGGTTGAACAGAAACGAAATCTTTAGCAGCGATTTCAGCAAATACTCTTCTTACTAATGGTAAAGCAACACCTGACCATTGTTCTGAGTTTGATGAAGTACCTGTTGAGTTAGCTTCAGTTACTAATTGTTTAGCTTGGTTTTCAAGCATAATAGCCATACCATGTCTTTCGTACTCGCTATCAATACCTTCTAATAAACCAGTCTTAGACCATTTACCTACTAGGCCTTTGGTCTCATCCATTTGACGACGAACTTGAGAGTTACTATCGTTTAAGATTGATTTTAATGACATATTGTTTTTGTTTTTTTTGTTTTTAAATTATTTTTTTAAACCTGCTAATTTTTGGAATCTGTTTGCTAAATCAGCTCCTTCAGATAAAATACGCTTTGCTGGTTTAGTAGAAGCAACTGGCTTCGATGCGTATGATTCTTTAATTGACTTTTTAATTGATGGAGATTTGAATCCTTCAGCTAATGTTGAGAAAACTAATTTCACTTCACGTAAATTATGAGCTCTGTCAAAGTTTTCAATTACTTTCATTTTTTGACCTTCGTTCAATGCAAAATTACGGAACAATTTGTTTGAATAAAGAAGTTTAGCATTCAATAAATTAACTTCATTGATTTTACCTTTTAAGAAACGAATAACATTATAAGCTTCTTCTAACTCTTCGCTAGACTCTTCTTCTTCAGTTACTTCTTCAGCCTCTTCGTCTTCTTCTCTTAAAGAACGGATAATTTCGTTGATATCGATATCTTCGTCATCTCCTTCTTCTCCTTCAGAAACTGCTGGCTCTTCTTCCATTTCTTCTTCTCCTTCTTCCATTGCTGGTTCAGCAACTTCTTCTTCAGAATCTTCACCTTCCAATTCTCTGATGATTTCTTCTAAATCTAAATCATCATCTTCCTCTTCAGTCATTTCTTCTTCAGCTTCTTCCTCTTCAGTCATTTCTTCTTCAGAGTGAGCTTCTTCACTACCTTCTTCGCCTTCCTCTACAGGAGCTTCGTTATCAGCATACGCCATTTCATCTTCTTCAGTCATTGCTGGTTCATCAACTTCTTCTTCCTCTTCAGAAAGTTCTTCAGCTAATTTCGCAGATAACATAGATTGAAGTCTTGGAGTAAACGCTTCTTCTAAAGCTAATTTAGCATTAGCAAGGGCAGTTTGTTTTACAGCTTTTGCATCAGCAATCGCTTCTTTCAATAAATCTTTCATGTGTTTGTCCTCTTATTTTTTTAAAAATCGGAAATAAGATTATTAGGAATCTTAATAGAATAAATACTATCATGCACCTTGCATAGAAGTAATGTGAGCAAGGTATTGTGCGTTATAACAATAAATATGGACGTGCTTACAAAAACACGTCCATTTTCATTATTTTTTTTAATAAAGTTTAAGCAGGTTTAATTTCTGCTTGATGTTCTTTGATATGCTCCCAAATTTCACCTAAGATTTTTTTAATTTCTATAGACTTACCTATCATTCCTGATATAGCAAATACTAAAGCTAATCCTGATGTCATGGATGGAAATAAATATATTGCAATTGCTAAGAATGCAGCGGTTACAAGTAATGTACCTGATAATCCTGCTATTTTTTGACCTAATTGACCAAATCCTAATTTCGCTGATATCCAAGTAAATGCTTTTTCCATCATTTTAGCTGGATATCCAGTTACTTTATTTATCATAGTTACGGCTCTTTCTATATTTTTTTTGAATTTAACGTCGTCTATTTTAATACCTACTTTTTGAAACCCGTCTGTCATTACGTGTATTAAAGCAGCGTTACCTAAAATAGTACCTACTAACTCAACAGTATGAAGTATACCTCCTGATTCAGTTATATAACCTCTTGATTCTTTAATTTCAGTTTTAATTGATTCTACATCTGAAACGTCTACTTGATCTAATTTACCATCAGCACTGATCAATGCAGAAAGCATTGCAGCTTGAACTTCTTCGTCTGTTATATCTTCTCCATCTGCTTTAAGTTCATTAGCTAATGAAGCTACTTGTTTTTGTACTGCAGACGCATCTCCTGATATATTTTCTAATAACGCTCTCATATAAGAACGCACTACAATATTTTGTGCTATAGGTGCTAATTTCATTATTTTTCTTCTTTATCTTCTTTAGGTTCTTCAGGAGCTACATAATTAGCGTCAATCCAATTAAAGAATTTTTTCTTTGATTTGTCGTCTTCTAAATCTGAAGGTTCTTGAATTTTAAATTTCTTCATTGCTTTTTGAAAGAACTTTTGATAGTCCTGACCAGCTCCTGCTACTGCTGAAGCTTCATTAACCATTCCTCCTACATCATAATATTTGTTCAATGTAGATCCTATGTCTTCATAACAAGCTTCTAAACGTTGCTGAAGCGTTGACATTTCTTGAGCAGTCTTTTCAAATATTTTGTGAGCCTCCCCTAAATGCTTCATATGACGACCTACTGTCTGGTGATCAAACCATTCTTCAGTTTCTGATAAAGTTAATTGATTTGCAGCATTTATCATTTCTCCTAAATATTGAGAGGTCTCTCTTAAATTGTGAGTTCTGTAAATAGAATTAGAATGTTCCGCAAATTTATACACAGCTTCTAAAAAAGCTTTTTTCTGTTTCGATGACATTCCATCGGTCGCAGACTTATTTTCCTTAAGTTTAATAAGTGATGCAAGTTTAATAGGATTCTTACTCATAGATTCGTTATTTATGTTTTCAGCGTTTAAATGCAACGCTGCTAGATATTTTCTTAATGCTTCTTTTGTTCCTTGTGTTCTACCAACTAATTTGCCGGTGTCTTTTTTATACACAGCATATTTTCCATCTTCTTTTCTTACTGAATATGGCATATTAAAATTGTGCTGTGAATTTATTATTTTTAAATAATACTGTTCCTGATTCTAAAGTTTCTTGTTTACCAAATGGATGCATAAACTTAAATCTGAATAGAAATGAATATCCTCCTATTATATTTGGTAAAGGAGTTGCTACAACTTCTAAAGATAATGTATTAAACATTGCCTTCATTATATTTGTTCTAATTTCTTTTTCCAAAGAAGTAGAGTAAATTACAAAGTTATTTCCTTTTTTAGTTAAAGAAGGAGTGGCAGGATTAATACCTGTTTGCTGTCTAAATACATCAACAGCTCCTTTTAATACTTGCTCAGAAGGCTCTGCAATAGATTCAGTTAAAGCTTTTCTAACTTCAGACTCTATAAGTTTTCTTAATTCAGCTTTCATTATTTTATATCAGTTAAGATATCAGTTATCAATCTATTTACTTTGTTGTATTTAGAAGATGTAAAAGTTTGACCTGGTTGAATTGATTCGTGCATTGGTTTTAAAAATGCTCCGTGAGTTGAAGGATTTGATACAAAGTCAAATGCAATTAACTCAAAGTCATCTTGAACTTGAACTTCAGACTCTCCTAATTGCTTAACAGACCCTAAACCTCTAGAAGAGATACCTAATTTAATTCCACATTTGAAAAGTTCTTTTAAAATGTTTCCTGAAGGTGTTGATAGAACTTCTACAGTACCGCACAAATCATTTCCATCCCAATGCATTTCTGTAATGTTATGAGATACATTGTTTAAGTTAACTATAGATGAATCTGGATGATCTAATTCTCCTAACGCTCTTCTTTCTTTGATATTGATATCATTGTATTTAGTAGCTTCTCGAACCAATATATCTTTTGGATATACTCTGCCGTTTTGATTTTTAGCGTCTGCTCTCTGAAGAACTCCTTTAACTAAAAGGCGTCCGTTATTTCTTTCCATAGATTCGTTTATCTTCTCTGGCGTAATGTCAAAGGTGATATAATCTACTAATAATCTTTTATTTTCCATGATATTATTTTAAATGTAATTGAGACGATAACTTCATAAAAGTAGACTCGGCAACATTGCTTTTATTTTTCTTAACTCTTTTATATCCTAACATTTCAATAGTGTCATCTCCTACATCACCAAATGCGTTTGGAGTATCATATGGGCCTGCTCCAGCTGCTACAGACATTTCTGAAATATCATCTGTCAACTCGTTCATCATAAAATCAAATACTTGATCAATAGTTTCGGTTGATGCTGCTATATGATCTTCAGCCCAGTCATGCCCGTTTTCTAACAATGCATTAATTTCGTCTTCGTTTTTCTTTAAAAGAATTTCACATTGCCTATGAATTTGTTTTAAATTACTAAAAAACATGTAATTTTTAGACTTCTCGGCTTCTAGAGCTTCTTCCTTTAAAAGGAATTTTTTAAATGAATCTGAATATGACATAAATTATTTGTTTAATAGTATAATACGGTTATATCACCAGCTGCTGAAGCAGACACATATGATAATTGAATTGGGTATATAGTATGATTCTGACTTGGTTCATGAAAGTCTACTGCTACATATCCTTGACCATTAGATGCTGATATAACTACACTACCGGTGTTCATTACTAAAAATCCTGCGTTACCAGCAAAGCTTCCCGTTAATGTTAAAGGATTGTTTTGTGTAGCAGTTACTCGAACTGTTCTAGAAAAGGTTCCATTTTGACCTTGTGAGTGGTATGCGTTTTGATACGAATATATTGGATTTACTGGATTAGCCATGATCTATACTTTTTTAAGTTCTTTAATTAATTCATGATAACGTAACAAATTCAATATATGATTATCTTTAATTGTCTTAACAGAAGCTAATTCTTTTAGTAAATTAGTTACTTCAGTTAACTTAATTTTTACTACAGCATCGTCAACTTTTGAAGTTAATGTCGTTAAATCTTTTTGCAATTTAGCTGATTCTTTAACAATAAAGTCTTTTAAATCTGGACCGTCTGAAACTGTGTTAATGTAGCTTCTTAAGATTGATTTTTGACCTTCATTCAAATTTGAATATTTGTCATTGAATTTATCAACTAAAATTTTGTAAGATAATAAACGAACTTCTTTGTCTTGTTTAACGAAGTCAGCCATTTCATTTAACTCAGCTTTTTTCTTAACTTCTTTACGAGTTATATGTTCTATAATAGTATATCTATTATTAACAGACTCTGTAGGGTTGTCAGCAATAGTAAATTCAAATAATTTATAAATTGCTGCTAGAGTTTTATAGTTATTTACTTTTGATTTAAAAAAGTCTTCAACATTATAAGTGTCTCTGATTTCTTTAATCAAGTTATATTTCTGTCTGTTTAAAGTTGCTTGGTTAATTTGCGATTTAGCCACTAACACTGCTTCAATTAAATGATTAGCTTTTTCTTCTTTTGAGAAATGCTCTTTAACTAAAGTTTGATACAAGTTAAGTTCTTTTGCTAATGTTGTAGATTTAGCAAAATACTTCTTGATAAGTGGAATCGCCTTTGAATCTTTATTGTTCAAAGTATCGGACGCAACTTGGCGAACAAGTAATTCGAATAGTACGCCGGTGTTTTTAAACTTTGAGTGCTTTAAATTTTTCATTCAGGCTATGTGTTTCTTTTTAATAATAAATATGAACTTTCTAATGTTTTAATTTCCTTCTGGTAAAATACTTGACTCATCATCTATACTAATATTTTCTGATAATAAAGTCGCTTTTTTATTCACAAATTTTTCTAATCCGTATTTTTTAATTAAATCTACAGATTCATTTCTTGCGTTTTTCCAAGCTACTTTACCAATTGGATCGTATCCTCTAGGATGCTCGTGAGTATTGTATTTCATTCCTTCTTTAGGTCTTCCAGCTCCTGGCCATCCTCCTTCAGGTACCTCAGGTGTATTTCTATTTTTAGAACGTTTATCATATTTCTTTTCTAGGTCTTCGTCAATGCCTTCCCCAAAAGGATTAGCTGCTGCCTCTTCTCCTTCAGCTCCTGCTTCTTCAGCTCCTGCTTCTTCACCGCCTTCTTGTTCTTCTTTCTTTTTATTGAATTCGTCTAAAGGATCTTCTCCTTCTTCAGAAATTTTAGTCATTCTAAAGGTTTCTTTTTGATCTTGAATAATTCCTTGAACAATTTGTTCAATTTCATCATCTGCAAAATTAAATATATTTCTAAATATCCAATCTTTAGACATTACTTTACCTTCTAACATTGATTTTGCTAAATCAACTTTGGTAGCGTAAAGAGTTAATTTTTCTTGCTCATAAATAGTTGATGGCGAAGTCATTGACAATTCGAAATCTGCTAACTCTGAATTTTCGTAACCTTGAGCAGATAAATGCACAATAGCTATTTTATACAATTCTGAAATTACAATTCTTTGAATTCTTTCAATGGTTCGTGCAAATCGAACATCTTCAGCTGCTAAAGTAGCTTTTCCTCCAACGCCTTCTTCATAACCAAGAAATGCTTTTGGCACTTTTAAAGCAGCCATCATTTTATTTCTTAAGTACTCGATATCGTCAATACCTGTAAATTCCATTCCAGCTAAGGTGTCAATTTCAGTACCAGACGCTCCACCCCTTACAGGCAAGAAATAATCTTCTAACATGTTTTGCATATTAAATTTAAGATTATATTCTCCCGTAGCTTGATCTACAAAAGGAGTCTTTTTCATATTATTGACAATTTTCTGCATGTATGCATCAACTTCATTAGGCGGAATATTACCTACATCAATTTTGAAAATTCTCTTTTCCGGAGCTCTCATGATTCTATGAATTAACATAGCATCTTCCATTAAGGTTAATTGCTTCCAAACTTTTCTACCTCCTTCAATCATTGATCTACCATATGGTAAGAAGTTTGAATCTGTTAACAATCTAAAATGAGCAATTTCGAAGTTTTCATAAGTAATGCTTTCTCCGCCTAATTGCTTAAATTGAACTGCGTATGGATTATTAGGGTCCATACCTTCCTCACGAATAATTTCATATGCTGATAATGGAACTACATTGATAACTCCTACCTCTTCAGCTACGTCTAATTTTAAGTATAAATCTCCATACTTACACATATTTCTAACCCATGGCCATAAATTAAATTCTATATTTAAAATGTCATAGAATAAATTGTGAAGTATTTTTTTTGTATTTTCGTCATTACTAGTTATTCTCAATACATCCCCAAAGTCATCTTTCATTACAGTTTCATCTGCATATATGTCTAGAGTTGAATTGATAATAGCATCCTGGTCCATTGTTTCATAATCTGTATACAACTCTACCTTTGAAGAAAAGTAATTGGAGTTAGGATTGTAAGTATTTGACGAGTA